CACCCGGCGCGTCACCCAGCCCGGGTGGGGGACTTTCTCTATTTGTGCCCTTCCGCTATGGCACCCATGTTCGATTGTGCACTCGAAATGTCCCACCATTTTCCAGTCGAATACCTGTTCGCCCCAGGCGGCCAGAGTGTCGCCCCTCCCTACTTTGGGCATCGCACGATCCCACGACAATCCCACGACACAAAGAACTAAAACAAACTAAAACAAACTAAAACTTGTGACTTACCGACTCAATAAAAACACCCACCAACCAGGTAAAACACCAGCCGGCGGGTAGGGTGATTTCGTGCCTCCAGCAGGATTCGAACCCGCGACCAAAAACCACACAACCAGCAAAAACACCACCACGAACCCTAGGCGCCACGACAATCCCACGACGCCTGCAAAACCCCATCCATAGCACGCGCAACCTCATCCAAATCACCGTCAAAAAGATCCGCATAAACATCCAACGTCATCGCCGCCGACGCATGCCCCAACTGGCGCTGCACAACCTTCACACTCGCCCCAGACGCCACCATCAACCCCGCAGCCACATGCCGCAAACCATGCGGCGTCACCCACGGAAAATCCGCATCCGCCCCCATAGCACGCTGCACCGCCCCATAAAACCACCCATCATAACCAGGCACCCGCATAAACCCACCATCCGACTCCCTAGGCCACAACAGCGCATCCCTAGCCTTCCCCTCCATCAACGGCACCAGCATCTGCATCACCCTACGCGGCACCGCCACCGTTCGCCGCTCATGATTCTTCGGCGTCCCCACATGCACCTCATACCCCACCGTCACCGCATTACGAGTGATACTAAGCCGGCCTCTCGCCTCATTCACATCACACACTCGAAGCGCCACCGCCTCACCCCACCGCAAACCAGTTGTCGCCAATACCCACACAAGCTCCTGGTAACGGCTACACTGATCCACTAAAAACTGCACCTGCTCCGCCGTCAAATACACCTTCTTCGACTTAGCACGCCGCGGCAACCGCACACCCCGCGCCGGGTTTGCTTTCAACAGCCCGTCCAGCACCGCCAGGTCCAGCACTTGGGCCAGGCAGGCGTGGGCGTGCCGAACCGTCGCAGCCGCACGATCAATGCCCGCCACCCATTCTTGAACATCACTAGGTCTCACCCCCATGATTGACACCTCACCCCACTTGGGTCGCACATGCACCCGCCATGACTGCTCGGTCGTCCGCATAGTTGACGGCTTCAGGTGGGTTTGCATAGCAAGCCACCGATCCCCAAGCTCCCCCACCGTGATAGCTGTTTTCGTCGGAGCCCGCCACTGCCCAGCATGAATATCCGTCGCATTCCTAGCCGACCAAGCCTCCGCCTCCGCCTTAGTGCGGAAACCCTGCTTCGTGCGGCCCCGACCATCAGGCGAACGGTACTGCACCCGCCACGCATACCCCCTGGCGGTCTTGTATTTACGAATCGACGCCATCTTCACTCCTTGTTCCTGAAAAGGGCCCCCACCAAATCAGCAGGGGCCACAAAAATTTACAGGCCAATTACAGGCCCAACATTGTCCACACTAGTGTCCACCAATCACTACAGGTCAACCCGTAAAAACAGGGCAAACTGCCGCATTGATGTCCGCCATCTTGTCCATTTAATACTCACTTAACGTCGCGTCCACCATCGCATTATCCTCATCAATAGGGGTCACTGTGCAAGTCCAATTCGTCCGCAACGTTGCGCCGAAAGCATTCTGGGCATCCACATGCCCGTGAATCATCCAATCCTTATGGTCAGCGCTCTGCACCGCAATGAAATCGAAAAGCCCCTCAAACTTCGCAGTAGACGGCGATTTTAACTGCTGCTTAATCCGATCATGGCACAAATAACGAGCCCGGTTATCACTCCACCCCATGATCCGATCAGGGTCATAAGGCTCACTACTCGGACTACTGTATTCCGGCGAAAGCGTCGAAATAACATTGCTATACGACGTTGGATAGGAGAGCGAGGTATCCTCCTCGCTACTATTTAGTGTCCGACCCCAATCATTGCCTTGGCCCCAAAGCGCAAGCCCACATAAAATAACACCAATAATGATTGCTAAATTACGCAGTGTAGAACCATTAATACCATCATTATTCTTGGTTTCATTACCGGTCTTAACGCTTTCCGCACCAACAGTTGGCTTCACCGCTGCCGCATGCGCTACCGTGCTGGACGGTACCTTAGCCGGTTGAATCTTGCTTAGTGCTGCTGGTCGGGCGTACGCAGAAGGAGCAGGCTTCGATGGCTTCGGCGGGGTAATGACTTTACCTTTCCTGTCCCCCTGATAAGCGTTGGGCACGCTATACGAAGACGCTTTAGGCACTAACTGCACGTTAGGCGGAATCGCCGTGTCAGTAGCAAGAAGATACAAGTGCAGGTTAATGAACCCATACTCATCACGCCTATATCTACCTTGAACAATGGCCGTTTTCCCACTAGCCGCAATCCGATTAATAAACGGCAAGTACGTTGCCGTGCGACTTCGAGAAATATATCCAACGGTTTGCCCTCCGTACCGGATGCTAATGGCATTAGGATCATACGGATTATCCGGCTCCGGTACCACCTCGAACAACGTAGCGGTCTCAGGAACCCGAATATTTTCATAAAACTCGGTTCCAACAGCTTTCACAGTCGGACGCTGCGAAGCCTGAAGCAGTATGGGCTCCATGGTCGTCAGCTCACACCCAACCCAACACAAGCAACCCCATAAACAACCACGACACCGGCCAACAGTGCCGCTATTTTCCTCATGAAAAACACCCTCTCAAAGGTATAGAAACAAACGATTTAAATGATTTACAGGAAACTCTTCACCCGAGCACGCAACTCATCCGCAAACCCATAAATATCCGCCACCACATTCAGGTCATGCATGTGCTCTTTCTTATCAGCATCAAAAATACCGATACGTGGTGTTTTACGGTCGAAATACAGCCGGGCAATAGGCTTACGGTTGTTGTCCTGGTAAAGAATGGCACAATAGCTCTTCGCATCACGGATCACCACATCAGTTGCCGGCACCTCAGAACAGCAAATAGCCCGAATGATGCTATACCCCTCAATCTCTTCATCAGTAGTGATGATCCCGTTATCCGCGCCGGTCTCTTCCTGCACAGAGCTGATGGTGGTGTCAGCGGTGGAGGCTTGGGAGGGTTGTTCCGGCATGGCTGTAGTGGGGGAGTCATCATAGTCTTGTGCTGACCGTAGCCGCCGGTTGGCTTCGTCCTTCAGTAGCTGTGATGAGGCAGTGGCCACGAGCGTGGTGAACGCCTCCAGGTTTTGGGCTGTCATGCGTTTCGATGTGATTTTGGAGGCGATGAATTTCACCCACTCAGGTGACGGCTCTTTCAAAAAACCGCTGAGAAGCTTTTTAATCTCTGCAATGTATTTCAGCTGCTCAGCATTCGTCGTGATAGTGTCCGAGTCGAATTTTGACTTGGTGCACATCTCCAGGTAGGGCAGCACGCGGGGGTCTATATTGCTCAAGTCAATCGTCATGAAGGGGCGTTCGTCCATGCGATTGACCGCATCCAGCTGGGCATAGAATTCGTACACCTCGCCGTTGGTGAGGATAGCGAATTCGGTATCGGTCGCGTTGAAGTAGCGTATCAGCTGTTTAGCGTGGTCGATACTTAGCGGCTCCCCGATCTTTTTGCACTCGATCAGGAAGCGGAAATCTTCCCCGGCTTTAATAGCGAAATCGACCTTCTCTCCCTTTTTCACGCCTATATCAGCGGTGTACTCGGGGATAACTTCGCGTGGGTCTGTGGCGTCATACCCTAGGACCGTGCTGATGAAGGGGATGATGAAAGCAGTTTTAGTTGCTTCTTCGGTTTCGATAATAGGTTTGAGGTCTTTCACCTTCGCGGCTAGAGTTTCGATGCTTTGCGCAATACTCACAGGGGGTTCCTTTGCAAATAGTGGAGGTTAATGCTTGGGATAAAAGCCAGGATCAGCTGAGGCCGCATGCGCTCACATGCCGGGTGCGGCCAACACGGTAGAGTCGCTCCCAGGTGCGCAGCAGGTGCATGGTAACACCTAGCTCTGCGGCCATGGCCACGGGCTCGGAATCGCATTCCCACGCGGCTTCTTCTACCAGGCCATCATCTAGCAGCTGATCAGCGGCCCACTCGTCGGCTTCGCGTTCATTATCCGGTGTGGAGCAGTCATGACTGTGATACACATGGCCTAACTCATGGGCGATAGCGCACACCCGGGTCACCGGGTCCAACCCATGCCGGGCATAGATCGTACGAGTCAGGGGATGCCAGCATGCATTCATACGTGGGGTAAGCGCCTCCATCTCGACAAGGTGAACGTTGAACTGACGCAATAAAAATTCCAGCCGTTGTTCAACATCATTCACAATGACTCCTAAAAACTGATAACTGACTTAAACAATTATGAAACAAATCCATGCCAGAAGCAATAAATTTTGGCGAAAAAATACGTGCAATAAATCTCAAAAACAAGGAAATCAAAGCGAAGTTGCACAGAAGCTTATTCAGCTTCCCCACACATGGCTGGTTTCCGGAGGTCAAGAGAGGCAAGCTAGATGGCATATTCTTTTTGATTTTCCACGGCTGAATAAGCTTCCAGAATCATAGTGATAACCGTGGAAATGCAATTCTCTGGGAAAGGAGCTGGAAATGTCATACATCGCATCCATCATCATTCGAGATGCTGCCGAAAAACCCGAGGATGTCGCTACCCAAGCCAA